AGCATCGTTTGCTTTGCGGTGACAGTACGGATTCAGATCAGGTTGCAAAGTTAATGAATAATCAAAAGGCTGATATGGTTTTTACTGATCCTCCTTATGGTATTGGATTTGAATATAATTCTCATAAAGATAAAAAAGGAGCTGAGTATTTAAAATTTTGTGATGAATGGTTTAATAATCTACAAATTGTATCAGATTTTATATTTATCTCAACTGGATGGGCATATCAAAAATTTTGGTGGAATAAAGATCCAAAAGATTGTTTTTATTGGCTAAGTAAAAATAAAAGAACAGGCGGAAGTGTTAGCCATTTTAGAAAAGTAGAGCCATTGTTTATATGGGGTAAACCAAAGAATAGATATAATTTTGATTTTTTTGAGCAAGTAACAGAAATAATAAATGATCTAAAAGGATTACATAGTTGCCCAAAACCTATTACTTTAATATCTGATATTATTAAAGCAGTAAATGAAAAAGATTTAATTTGTGATATATTTTTAGGTTCCGGAACTACAATGGTAGCTGCACATCAAATTAATCGTAAATGCTATGGAATGGAATTAGATCCTAAATACTGTGATGTAATAGTAAACAGAATGATTGCATTAGATCCAAGTATTGAAATTAAATTAAACGGTAAGCCATTTGAAAAAGCACACTAAATTATATTTAGCTTACTTTGGCTTTGATCAGTCTGATTTTATACCCTGCGAGATATGCAAGGCTCAGGCAATAGATATTCATCATATTGAATGCAGAGGAATGGGAGGCACTAAAGAGCCTGATAATATTAATAATTTAATGGCAGTATGTCGAGATTGCCATGTTAAATACGGCGACAAAAAAGAATACAAAGAGTTTTTAAAGGAGGTACATAATGATTACAAGCAGCGAGGAGTCTCTTAAAAGAGGTGGAAATACTAGATTTAAAAAAGGAGTATCTGGCAATCCAAATGGAAGAGTAAAGAAAATTCCGCAGTTAGATGTTTTATTAGCTGATGTATTAGGTGAGGAGAAGGATGGAATAGAAGCAGCAAAGGCTATCTTAATGGCTCTGAGAGCAAAGGCAGTAAAAGGAGATGTTAGAGCAGCTGAGGTATTACTAGATCGTGCCTATGGCAAAGCATCCCAAAGCCTGACATTAGATGGAGATATTAATTTTAGAGTACCTGCTCCAAATGTTTACAATACTGCACCTCCTTTGTCACATAGCGAGAACGAGATAGATGTTTGATACTGATTAACTTTTCTTATATTTGAATATGGAAAAATGGCTATCAATAACAGAATTGCAAGGCAATTATGAAGTATCAAATGAAGGAAGAATAAGATCGGTATTTAAAGTAATTAAGAAAAGCGATAATACTGTTTATACTCGTAAACCTAAAATAATTAAATGCCAGTTAAGAGAAGGATATCAAAGGGTTAGGCTTTGCATTGATAATGTTAGAATAACTAAAACTGTTCATAGATTAGTTGCTAAATATTTTATATATAATCCAAATAATTTACCACAGGTTAATCATATAAATGCAATTAAATCAGATAATAGAATTGAAAACTTAGAATGGTGTTCTGCATCTGAAAATATAATACATGCTATTAAAAATGGTTTAAGAAAAACTGCAATTGGAAAAAATAAACCAAAAATGGTTTTAGATATTCATACAGGTATTTATTATAAAAGTTTAAGAGAGGCATCTATGCTAAAAAATATAAATTATTCTAGTTTGCAACATCAAATAAATGGTAAGGTTAGTAATAGATCTGGATTGATATATGTTTGATTGCTCACCAGTATTCTATGAAGCATACAACACTAAAGAAAAGGTTTGTATTTTACAGGGAGGTACGGCATCATCTAAAACTTACTCTGTTATGCAACTGCTTTTCTATAAAGCAGTTAATGAGGCTAGGTCAGTTATAACTGTTGCAGGAGAATCATTACCTAACTTGCGTAAAGGTGCATACAGAGATGCTGAAAATATCTTTGCAGATAACAAATACTTACAATCTCAACTAAAATTTTGGAATAAGACTGAGCGAATTATTTATTTTAAGAATGGCTCTTTGATTGAGTTTGTTTCGTTTGAGAATGAGCAGTCAGCAAAGAATGGTAAGCGTGACTATTTATTTGTAAATGAGGCTAATGGTATAAGCTATCAAATTTACTGGCAGTTAGCTATAAGAACAAAGAATAAAATATACATTGACTATAATCCTACTAACGAGTTTTGGGCACATACTAAGCTAATTGGTCAGCCAGATACAAAGCTAATAATCTCAGACCATCGGCACAATCCATTCCTATCAGAGGAAGACCATCAAAGAATAGAGGCTATAAAGGAATTAGATCAGGAGTTATGGAATGTATATGCTAGAGGTTTAACAGGCAAGATTGAAGGAGTTATCTTTAGGAATTGGGCAATATGTGAGGCAATACCTGAAGATGCTGAGTTAATTAGTTATGGCATTGACTTTGGCTTTACGAATGATCCGACAGGCATAATAGAGGTTTATAAGTCTGAAGGCGAGTTGTGGGTAAATGAGATGTGCTATGAAACTAGGCTAACAAACATGGATATCTGCCAAAAGCTAAGAGATTTTAAGGTAAGCCCAGAGCAGGAGATAATAGCAGATAGTGCAGAGCCAAAGTCTATACAGGAAATATATGCAGAGGGTTTTAACATTCATGGAGCAATCAAAGGACCAGACTCCATTAAGCAAGGCATAGACATTCTTAAAAGATATAAGATAAATGTTACGGCAAATAGCCATAATCTAAAAAAGGAACTTTATTCATATATTTGGAAAAAAGATAAAACAGGCAAAATGTTAAATGAGCCGATTGATGCCTTTAATCACCTCATAGATCCTTTGAGATACGTGGCATTAAATAAGTTGGCATCTAAATTTGTACAGGAATATTCATTTGAATGGTAATTATGGGCATACTACAAAAATTCTTTAAGGCTGATATTGAAAAGGCAGCCCAAAATCAATTACAGTCTTTGATGCCCGGATTGCAGCAAAGCATAACTGCTAACCTTTACAACCAGAACGTATTTGGATGGATTGGCAATAATCAGGTAATAGTTGATTTTTCAGATAAGATTAAATTTGTTGAAGAGGGATTCCAAAAGAACGCTGATGTTTACACTTGCATTGATATTATTAGTAAAAAGGTTGCGGAATGCGCTTACTGTCTTTATGAAGTCAAAGAGGGAGTAACTAAAAAAGATTTAAAGATTTACGAGAATATGTCTATGGCTGAGGGTGCATCTGCTAAGATGAGAACATTGCAACTTAAAGAGCAGATGTTTAATCAGGTAGAAAACAATCCTATACTTGATTTATTAGCAAAGCCAAATCCTTTACAGACTTACGAAGAATGGATGACTGATCTTGCAGGGTTTTACCTATGTACAGGCGATGGTTATATATTTGGCAATGGTAAGGATGATGTGATGACCGAGAAACAAATATGGTCACAACTATACTGTTTACCTAGTCAATGGATTGAGATTATCTCAGGTGGTATGTTTGAGCCTATCAAAGGATATTCTTTGACATCTATCTATATTGAGGAAGTGCCTTTACCTGCTAATCAGGTTGTTCACTTTAAATCCTTTAATCCTGACTTTACTTTAACAGGAGCGCAATTATACGGACAGTCACCTATAAAAGCTATTTACAGAAACGTATTAAAAGAGAATGAGGGCGATAACGAATTATTAAAGCAGATACGTAATGGTGGTGCTATGGGCTTTATTTCTCCTGATGGGAATGGTGCAAGTTTGACAAAGGATCAAATGAATCTATTGAAGGAGAAGATTGTTGATGCAAAGCGAGGTGAAACTTTAATGGATCGTATATTCCCATCATCAGGACCGCTAAAATGGACTCAGATTGGATTACCTTCCACAGACTTACAATTAATAGAATCTCTTAATATAGATACTCGTAAAATATTTACTGCTTTTCATGTTCCTATTCAATTCTCAGGTAGTGAATCAGCATCTACAGATAATAACATGGGATGGGCATCTAAGCAGTTAATTTACAATGCAACCGCTCCATTATCTCGCAAGATTAGAGATGCAATCAACAAGTTTGTTTGTGAGCCATACGCTA